AAGCGTTCCGTGGCATCGTCAGCGGCTCGATGACCGCCCAGGAGGCCCTGGCCCAGATGTTCCAGCGCATCGCTGACCACTTCATCGACATGGCGGCCCAGATGATCGCCAAGTACATCGAGATGCAGATCATCGGATTGGCGCAGGGTCTGCTCGGTGGTGCTCTTGGCGGCTTTGGTGGCTTCAGCGGCGCTGGTCCGGTGGCCATGCCGGGCGCTGGTGTGGGAGGCGGCAGCTCGATGTTCATGCCTGGCGCCCCGAGCTTCTTCGCCACCGGCGGCTTCGTCACCGGCCCCACCCCAGCAATCGTCGGCGAAGGGGGCACCAACGAGTACGTCATCCCCGAGAACAAGATGCGCGGCGCCATGGCCCGCTACAACTCCGGCGCCCGCGGCGAGGCCGTGATCAACGGCGCCGACCCCACTGGCAACAGTGGCGGTGTGGCGATGGCTGACGCACCGCCCCAGGTCAACATCAGCGGCGGCATCCTGCAGTTCAACGACAGCAACTACATCCGCCAGGATCAGGTGCCGGCCATCGTCAACCAGGCCAGCCGTGCTGGTGAGCAACGTGCCCTTCGCAAGCTGCAAATGAGCCCAGCCACACGCCGCAGGGTCGGAGTCTGATGGAACTGATCATCGGCAACACGCTCACCCTCAACGGGATGAGCTACCAGAACTACGACCTGAACGGCGGTGACTTCTTGCCGTTCGGGTTCTCCGGTGGCGTCATCAACCGCCAGGGCGACAACATCGTGGCCACCCTGCGCTTCCCCAACACCGCTCTCACCCGCCCCTGGATTCAGGAAGCGGTGGACGGCAAGTGGGTGGCCAAGGTCAAGGTCATGCTGCTGAACCCCACCAAAGACCTGTACGCCTATGTCGGCCAGGTCAGCGCGGGCGGCTGGGAGGAGACCGTCGCCAACCTGCAGCTGAGCACGGTGCTTGACGCGGTGGACGGCGACATCCCCTTCCGCACGTTGACCACCGATCTGGTGGGGCCGCTGCCCACCTCCTCGACGCTTTACATCTGATGCTCGATCTGCTTGGCCGCCCCTACCGTCTCGGCGCGGACGGGGGTGGCGACGACGGAGCGATCGACTGCATCCATCTGGTTTACGAGGTGCGCACCCGCCTGCAGCTACCCTGCCCTCCGTTTCAGCAGAACTGGTACAGCGCACCGATGCGCAGCGTCCTGCGCGACATGCTGCGCTGGGGGGAACGAATTGAGAAGCCCCTTTACGATGGGGACGTTGCCTTAGTGCCCAGCGAACGATGGATCTTCGCAGTGACCTGGGATCGGGGCCTGCTGCTGGTGTCGGCAATCACGGAGAAAGTTCGCTGGTGCCCGTATCGCAGCGTGCCGAGCTGTCACTATTTCAGGCACAAGTCGTAGATCGACCGTTACTGCCCTGGGAGCGGCAGTTGATCGAGATTCTGGACTGCCCCGAGGACGAATACCTCACCTTCATTCGGCACGCACAAGAACGAGCGCGTATCCGCCCCGCGGAATACGACCGTATTCCTGACATCGTTAATACGGGATTCGAGCTGTTCCTTATCAACCTTGTCGTTGGAATCGCGCTATCTGCGATTTCCTACGCTCTGACGCCGAAGCCCAAGGCGCCGGAGCAGAAGGGAGGGCAGAAGACCCTGGCGAGCCGCACCGGCGCCGAGCGTTTTGCCAGCACCTACGGCTTTGAATCGGCGCAAGAGCTAGCCCGCTACGGCGAGACTCTCCCCATCGTTTGGACGTTGTGGACCGGCAACAGCGGCGGGGTGCTGGTCAGCCCTCGGCTGGTGTGGTCGCGCATCCGAGGACTGGGCGGACAGGAGGTGGCCAAGCTACACCTGGCCATCGGTGAAGGAGACGTTGAGCCGCCGGATCTCAAGGGGATCTTCATTGGCAACAACAGCATCGATGCTCTGCCCAAGAGCGAGTTCGCCTACTGGCATAACCAGTCAGGTCGATGTGTGCGCAGCGACCTGAAGTACGGCTCGCAAGCCAAGCGGCACCACGGCGACCCCGATCTCGACAGCTACCTGTTCAGCGCGGGCATGACCGATGGCGCCTTCAGCGGCACCTTCATCCCGTCCAACAACACCAGCTTCGGGGTGTACGAGTCAATCCCCAACGGCCTGACCTACCGGGTCAACTGGCGGGTGTTGAGCTACCCAGAGGATGCTGACCTCGCGGCCCGCAACCCGATCAAGTGGGAGCGCCGCAAGATCGCCGGTCCCAACAAGGGTCACCCCGGCATGTACGGCGTTGGCTGCGGCTGGCCCCGGCGCATGGGCCTCGTCAAAACCGGCAGCTTCGCCGAGAGCGAGACCAACACGGCCAAGGTCGGCGACAAGGTGGTCTTCCGCATCACCGGCCAGAAGCTGAGTGTCGGCACCCTCGGCGACAGCATCAACGGCCAGTTCAACATCTCCGACATCGACAACACGCTCGATAGCGAGTGCGCCCGCGCCGACAGCATCTTGCAGATCGGCGAGACGATCCAGATCGGCATGACCCTCTGGAAGGTCACCGACCGGGAGCTGGATGTCTGGGACGTGGGCAAGAGCCAGTGGATTTCCCTGGAGTGCACCGAGCTGGTCGGCGGCGCCACCTTCGGCATCCCGCCGGCGCAGAACATCACGTCGGTCAACCCGATCGAGGAAGACCGCGAGCTGCTGCAGGGTGGCTTCAAGGTCGGCGTGCCGTTCTACCCCCTGGCCCGCACAGCGCTGGCCCACGTCAAGAACACCCGCCCCTGCGACCGCACCGAGATCTGCATCAAGTCCCAGGTGTGGACCCGCCTCAACGGCATCTGCAACTTCCAGACCATCCCGAAGCCCAGCGAGCTGCAAGAGCTGGACGCCGAGAACATCAGCGTGACCAGCGGCACCACCACCCTCTACGACTGGCGCACCTCCGTCTTCAACATCTCCTACCGCGAGATCGGAGAAGAGGAGTGGATCCGCACCGAGGTGCATTTCTGCGTGCGCGGCAGCGCCCCCGTCGATCAGTACAACTTCCTGGTGCTGCGCCACCCCAAGCGCGGGGCCTACGAGTTCCGCTTCATCCCGGTCCCATCTGCCAAGGCGCAGCGCTTCCCAGACAGCACCAAGTACATCTGGCTGCAGGGCGGCTCCAAGAGTGTCGTCGGCGTCAAGGCGGCCGGTGATCTGCAGATCGAGGCGCCCGGCGTTGAGATCGGCTGCCGTCTGGTCGAGGAACTCGACACGATGCGCAAGGACGCCACCAAGGCAAACACCGGCACCGGCGACGGAGACAAGGTGCCCGTTAAGGTCACCGGCGTCGGCATCAAGGAGTGGATCAACTTCCAGGCGTACATGTACATGTTGCTCGGGCGACCGAGCGCGGTGGGTCAGACCAAGACCGCCAGCGTGACGCTGGCCCTCACCAACCTGGACCCCATCGTCAACACGACCTTCACGGTCACCGCCACGTCCTACAAGTTCACGGACGGCACCATCCGCTGGCCGCAGAACCCCACCATCCGGGTCACCAGCTCTGGGTGCAACAAGCGCCACTTCGTCGGCGGCGAAGCGATCCACACGCTCACCGCTGACGGCAACAACCCCAATGGTGTCACTGGACTCTGCCGCGTCACCTACGTCACCACGGCGATCTCGGCGACCGGGTGCGCCACGACCCCCGACACCGGCGACCAGCCAGGCCGAGAGTTTGAGGGCAACACCCAGATCGGTGAGGTCAGCTTCTACGGCGACCTGCTCTCCCGCAGCTGCGACAGCGGCCCCGAGCACGCGATCGTCGCGGTCAACGAACTGCTGGCGGTGCCCGAGACCGGTCCGCCGAGCTTTGAGGACATGAGCACGGCGGCGCTGTCGATCAAGAGCAGCCGCAACATGGGCAGTGTCGATCAGATCCGCCTCTGGATCCACACCGGCACGAACTCCTCCAACAGCTTCCCGCAGCTGGTGAAGTACGTCCTGGAGGGCAATGACGACACGATCGACACCGAGCTAATCGACTACGACTCGATCACCAAGACCGACGCCTTCTGCAAAGCCAACGGGTTGCTGTTCGACGGTGCGATCGACGAGAAGCGGAACCTGCGCAGCTACCTGACGGAGATCGCACCGTACTTCCTGTGCAACTTCGTCATCCGCAACGGCCGCTTCGGGATCGAGCCAGCCTTGCCGCTGAACACCGACAAGTTTGAGGTGACGCAGCTGTTCACAGCCGACAACATCATCGAGGGCTCCCTCAACGTGGAGTACCTGGCCCTGAGCGAGCGGCGGGACTTCCAAGCCAACGTGATCTGGCGCACCGCCAAGAAGAACGAGCTGTTCCGCACCGTGAGCGCTCGCTGCCGGTGGGACGACAAGCCGCGCAGCTTGCCGATCGAGACGCTCGACCTCAGTACGTTCTGCACCACCCGCGAGCACGCGGTCCTGGCTGCGAAGTATCTGATGTCAGTCCGCCGCCGTCTGACGCACGCCCTCAAATTCCAGACGGCGCCCGAGGAAGCCAGCGTGGCGCCCGGTGCGCTGATCAAGGTCGCGCTCAACCAGACCGTCCAGAACTACGCCACCAACGGCGTGGTTGCCGCGACGGGCGTGGTGACCTCGGCCACTCGCTACGAAGACGGTGACTACTCCGTTCTGTACTACAAGCCGGGGATGCCGGACGTGGATCGCGCCGTGCTCCACGTCCAGGGTGGGGCCACCAGCCAACCGGAGCTGTTCGGCTCCATGTTCACCGTGGTGAGCGAGAACATCTTGACGGCTGAGTACATGGTGGATTCCGTCGAGATCGGTGACGACGGGCTGGTGTCGATCACGGCGGTGAACTACCCCGTCGAACTTATGCTGAGCGACATCCAGGGTGACGCGATCGTCGTCGAGGACACCTGATGCCCTTTCCTACCGTCACCCCCTCCAGCCGCAGCTACGACCCCGGCGATTGGCCCGTCAAGACCTTTGCCTCGATGTCTGGTGCGTCGGTCCGCATCCGCTACGGCAACCACCGCACCGGCGCTGTCCTGAGCATGAGCTACGACAACCTGCCTGACGCCACAGCCCAGCAGTTTCTCGATCACTACGCCGAAGTGGAGGGCACCTTCAAGAGCTTCGCGCTGCCGGTCGAGACGCTGCGCGGTTGGAGCGGCGCTGCCCTGTCCCCAGGCACCCATGCGGATTCTGCCTACCGCTACAGCAGCTCACCGAAAGTCACCAACGTCCGGCCCGGTCGCTCCTCGGTTTCGGTTGAGCTTCAGGGCGTCATGTGATCCATAGACTGAGAAGGAGGTGGCAACGGCATGGCGTTCTATTCCGGCAGTCAAGGTCAGCTACTGATCGACGGTGTTGCCGCCGCGCGTGTTCAGGGTTGGAGCGTCAGCACGAGCCTCGGCCTGCTCGACACCACCAGCCTTGAGGACACGGATCGCACCAGCACTCCCGGCGTCCGCTCCACCACAGGCAGCTGCACCCTCTTCTATTACGCACCGGATCCCGGTGAACCGGGCCGCAACGATGCGTCGGTGCTGATCAACAAGCTGACCAAGAGCAGCCTGGCCGGGCAGCGCCCAGGGCAAGCCAATGAAAGCGAGGCCGTCACGCTGCGCTTGCGCGTGGTGGATGGCAGCACCACCGGCAAGTTCCTTGAAGTCAACGCCCACCTCACCAGCGTCGAGATGCGCATGGCGGTGGGTGAGGTGCTCAGTGCCCAGGTGGCGTGGGAAGCCAACGGCGCTCCCACCGAGGTCAACCTCTGATGGCGGGTGTCTATCTGGGCGAAAGCGGCATGGTGGAGCTGCGGCGCCACAGCGAAAATGTTGTGGCCGGCCTGCTGACTCCCGAGGATGTCAACACTGCCAAGCGCCGCTTCAGCTTTGCGTTTGACCCCAGC